AATCACACCCTCTATAATTGCCAAGATAGCGCCGCCAACTACCGCACCTGTATAGAATCGTTGAGATCTACCGTACGCTTTCAAAGAATCATCTACTAAACCAGCGGGGTATATAAAAAACTTGGCACTTCTGCGTCCCTCTGGGTTATTCTTAAAGCAGGTGTAGCCCATCACTGGGCTAGGCATTGATGTAATTGTTCAAGAAAGTGGCGTTTGTCCACTTGATGATTCCGCTAGTGAAGATAGGTAGGTAGTCGGTGTCTGACCACCCGTGATATTCTTCGCTAACATCAAATACTTTAATTTTCACGATATACTCCTTATATTTAAATGACGGACTATACCTGCTTTAATTCTCTGACAGTAAGTAACTCTGGCGTGTTAATTTAGTTACTAATTATCTAACTAATCTTCTCTGCTTTTGTTATTGCAGAGAGTATTCGGCGGTTAAACTTGTGCCATTCATCTGGCATTTTAACTGCTTGGTCGTATTCTACAAGAGCCTCACGGACAACTCTTGCCTGGTCTTCTGTAAGCTCTAGTTTGATGCGCTTATTCATGTGCGGCCACTAGGCTTTCAATTTCTTTGGCCATTGTGAAAATTATGTCGCATAGTTCTTTGTGTGTTTTGTTCTGCAAACCGACAAATAAACTTTCGTCTTCGTCTATATCTGCAAAATCTTTGATGATGTCATTTACTGTCATCTTAAACTCTTTTCTACCAGAGCTACTTACTATCAGAGATAGATTGTCAATTGGTTGAGCCGCCTTATTAGTGTAAGCTTAAAGTAGATTATACTAGCTGACTTTGGGACGGCTCAGTTGTTTACTTGCTGCGTTTGTGATGTTATCGCCGCGCCTACATCAACCTTACTATGGCGTGTCAGGCGTGTCAATAGATACCACACAAAACTACAACACTTCAATCTGTTAAAATCTTTATATTTGACACGCCAGTCGTGTCGCGGTAAACTGTCAGCATGAGTGATACTACATTATTAAAGGATGGACGCATTACAGTACGCGTTAGAAGCCATTTAAGGGCGTTATTAGACGCTGAGAAACAAAAGGTGGTACTTATCAACGATTTACTAGAAAAGCACTACAAGCAGCCCCTAGTGGCTAAGAAGGATAAAAGAAATGAGTAAAGATAAAAATCCACTGCCGCTCCTAAAAATCAGAAGATACCTATAATAAAAATCAAGTTCAGTTATAATAAAAATGTAAAAACAGATGGAATGATATTATGAAACGAAAATCAAATTGGGGTGGATATAGACCTGGTGCAGGTAGACCTAAAGGGCATAAAGCACCTGAAACACTTCTTAGAGAGGCTGCCGCTAAAGAGTTTAAAGAGCGTGTTGCCAGGCATGCAGATGAGTTATTTAATGCTCAATATGACTTAGCTGTAGGTGAAAAATATCTTATGGTTAGAGAGACTACTGGAATGGGTAAAAATCGTAAAACTGTTACCTCTATAGTTACAGATGCGGAGATTATTAAGAGCTTCTTAGATGGTGAGTTAGAAAATACAGATGTAGAGTATTATTATATGACTACTAAACCGGCTAATAACTTGGCTCTCGACTCTTTACTTAACAGATCATTGGGTAAAGCAGAAGATAAACTAGACATCACCACTGGAGGAGATAAGATAGCCCACGAGCCTAACCCCGAACTAGCTGATAGATTCAGTCAGTTTATGGAAGGGGAGACGTTAGATAGCTAGCTATATAGGTATTTTACGACATAAGGTTTTGGTGCTTGACTTATAGTAATCTACCTATATACTTATATATATGCCTAGTGTAATGATTTATATAAAACAGCAGGACTACGATAAGTGGCTAACAATCAAGAAGAAGTCGGAGTTTATACATAATGCCCTGAATCAACCTAATGGGTTAGAGGGCTTGGCAGACATCATAGATGACAGTACCGATGTTGGAACTTATGCGTCACTAGAACCGGCTACCGAACCCCCCAGATTCCCGGGCGACAAGCCTCACATTAATTACTTAAAGAAAGGTAAGAAGTGACTAGTCAACAAATATTAGAAAAAGCTTGGCAGATTGCTACTGATAGAGCTTACGAATTTGACAACCTAGATAAATGGCAGGTGAAAGCTGTAAAAAAAAGAGGATACCGTTTATACAAACTGGTATCAATTTGTGTTTACTCACCAAGAGCTAACTAGAGTGATTGATGCAGAACGCATTATTTTTTCCCACGACTTCGCTAAGGCTTTATGGGGTGAAGAAGAATTACAGCACGTTAATCAGGCTTTTAGTAAAGTTGTAAAAGACGGCTGGAGACGCCACCTCCAACAAATGGTCATAGCCGAAGACCCAATTAAATACCTGGGAGAAAATCTTGAGTGAACTTCCCTTTGTAATTATCCACGAAGCCCTAGAGCAAGCCAAGGAAGCTGGTAACGCTTTACTCAAACTATCCGACGTGACGATTATCCTACAAGTTCTACCCGAAGAATTAACTAAGTACGCTGAAGCCCATAGTGATTGGCCGCACATTCAAGCGATGAGATTAGATGTTCTAAGACAATTAGACTAAGAGTAGTACACTGTCCTTAGATGGATGATAAACTTATAGCCTCAAGCCCCTTAGCGTGGATTGTTCTAAACTCTTTCGTTAATGAAAACCAAGTCCCGATTGAATACAAAGACCACCGTTTTTTAATTCAACCTATGAACGACCTGTCGCCGGACATGGTTATTAAGAAATCCGCACAGGTTGGCTTCTCGGTTCTGTCAATCCTAAAGTCTATCTGGTTGTGTAAATACATGGGCTTGAATGTTATCTACGTTCTGCCGACTCAGAACCTAAGTAAAGACTTTGTAGCACCTAAAGTTAATCCTTTGATTATGGGCAACCCAGGAATAGTAAAGTTAATAACTCAAGACAGAGAGAACCTTAAACGCATAGGCGATAGAAACTTATTCTTTAAAGGTGCGGCGAGTGAGAGGGAAGCGATTGCAATTACCGGCGATCTTTTAGTGTTAGATGAGTATGACCGTATGCCCGATATGACGATTGTTAATACTTACGATTCACGACTTCAAGCTTCTAAGTATGGTTGGCGGTGGCGCTTTTCCAACCCCTCAATGGTGAACTTTGGAGTTGATACGCTTTACACTGATTCAGACCAAATGCACTGGTTTATTAAATGCACCTGTGGGCATGAATGGTATATAGACTTTGACAAGCAAGACGAGGAACTTAATCACTATGTAGACCAAGAACTTAAGCAATATGTTTGCGGCAAATGTCATGCAGAACTCACAAATAAGCAAAGACGGAATGGTAGATGGGTTGCCAAGTTCCCCGACCGTAAACGTAGAGGTTATTGGATTTCACAGCTAATAGCTCCTTGGGTTTCAGCCGAGCGTATCTTAGAACAAAAGGAAGAATCGGGCATTGAGTTCTTTTATAACTTCGTACTTGGAAAGGCTTACACTCCGCAAGACATGGTTGTGGATAGGGATGCAATCCTAAGAGCTTGCTCTCCTTCAAACATAACGAAGATGCAAGTCGCTATCGGCGTAGACCAAGATGCCGGTGGTTGTTACTTTGTCTGTATGACTCCGCAGGGAATCTTTGACCATGGCTATGTGGATTCTTGGGAAAAGGTAGAGCACATGAAATTAATGTATAACGCTGTCGTAGTTTGCGATCCTAATCCTTATCAGGCGTCACCTAAACAAATGGCTAATAAATACAGTGATTGGTACTTGTGTTACTTCAAGACCTTAGACGGTCTATCTGCGGTGCAGTGGAAAGAAAAGGAACAAGTTGTTTATGCTGACAGGACGAGAGTTATAGACATAAGGGCTAACGAAATAGTCAATGGACGCTTACTGTACCGGGAAACTCCCCACAAACTTGAAGACGTTATCACTCACTGGAACAATCTTTATAGAACTACTGAAGAAAAAGAAGACGGGCGAGTTAGAAGTATTTGGGTTAAGAAAGAAGACAAACAGTCTGATTATCCATTCGCTGAAGTTTACGCTCGTATTGGTTTGAGTCAATTACTTGGCGGAGAATCAATGTTTATAGAACCAACCAATGAACCTGATGCCAAGGTAACGAACATCTCCACTAAGGACGGTTCTACTATGACTGTGGACTTTCGTGATATATTTGAGGAAACCATGAGCGACATGCAATGAACATCTTAACCGTAGTTAGACTGGAACGGGACAGGCAATACCGGGTTTTAGTTACCTTGATGCGGACCGATAGACCTCGTCAATGGAACTTTCTTTGTAATAACTGTGGCAGTAAAGTTATAGAGCTCCAAAATGTTGAGGTTAAAGCGATTGATGATATGTACGACCCTCAGAACCTACAAAATTGGGCTATCGGCAGGCACTGTAAGGGGACTGATAAAAACGGCTTGTCTTGCCGATATTCGTATTTCTTTCATGTGCAGTGATATACTAAGCTCAGAACAACCATTAACAGATTAGAATTTCATGTCAAACCAAAGCAATCCATTCAACCAAGGCCAAGATATCTACCAAGAAGAGTTTACTGAACTCTATTTACAGGACGAGCCTTATGAAACAGTCGACCTATCTATGTCCGATGATGACTTGGATAAAATGCTTATTAGTTCGCTCAGTGCTGATAGAGACCACTGGAATAAAGCCCCATGGAATTTAGAAGATACCGATATAACTAATACCGCCTTCTTATTGGGAGACCAACTTAATGAAAAAGATTTTCTAAAGAATGACACTAAGTATAAAGACAATCGTATCTTTTCTTCTGTCCGAGCAATCCTAAGCTACGCCACTAATCAACTAGCCAAGCCTGAAATTGTACCAAGCAAAGGCGATGAAGTTTCAGTTAAAGGCGCAAGAGATATTGGTTCGGCTCTGTATCAACACTCGATGGACGAACAGGTAGACCAGAAAGTTAAAGCGGCGGTACTTAATCTTATAAGTAGAAAGCGTGGTTATCTAAAACTTCGTTGGGACCCGAACATTGGTTTGAATGGAGATATAGTGACCGAAGTCTGCAACCCCGAAGATGTTATTATTGACCGCTTCGCTGGATATTTGCATAATCCTCAAAGGATTTATCACCGTATCCGCTGTACTATTGATGAATTATGTGCTCGGTTTCCGGCTCAAGAAGCCATGATTAAAGAAGCCTTTTCGGTTCGTAGAGGTGTGTTCTCTCAGATGTCCCGCATGGTGACTTACTGGGAGTGTTGGTTTACTTATAGTGATACGGACGGCAAACCAGCTGAGGGTGTGTGTTGGTTCATAGCCGAGAAACATTTAATCCTAGACAAGATGCCCAATCCCAACTGGGTGTATTTTAAGAGCGATAAAAAAGCCAAAGAAGCTAATTTGACTTCAATTCCGCCTAAACCTTTTATCCAGTTTAATTATATAAATACTGGACATTCATTTATAGACGAAACTTGCTTAGTAGAACAGGCTATGCCCCTTCAGGTAATGCTGAATAAAAGACTAAGGCAACTGGGGGATAACCTTGATTATGCCAACGGACGCTGGCTGGCCGATAAAGACGCTTTCTCTCAAGAAGATGCTCGTAACTTGATAAACAAAGGCGCTAAGACTGTGGCAATGGTGGATATGAAGAAGGTTGCCGAACCGCTTAAGAATGTCGGACCCCAACAGTTTAGCCCTCAGCTTGAAAATACCGTATATGATGCCCGCAATGAAGTGGATGAAATGATGGGTACACCTTCGGTCTTTAAGGGAGCGCAACCGACCACCCAAGATACTCTAGGTCGAGATTTACTAATGAAGCAACAAGCCGGAGCTTTACAGGACGACCTAGTTAGAGCTATCTCCAACACAATGGCTGTTTATTACAAGATTAAGCTTCAACTGATGAGAGTCTATTACACCGATGATTACTGGTTTCAATGCAAAGGCGGAGACGGAGATTACGAGTTTATTCTATTAAACGGCGAGAACCTAGATTCTAATGTTAAGGTTTCGGTTCAAGTCGATTCCACGCTTCCGCTAGATAAAGCGATGGTACGCTCCACGGCGATGGAATTGTGGAATGCTGGACACGCTATTGACTACTTAACTATGATGCAAGACCTCGGTTTGCCTAATCCTGAAATTAGAGCCGAACGCTATCTTAAAAGTAACATTGACCCAATTAACTACCTTAAATCTATTCAACTGTCGCAGATTGATACTGAAGCTGAAGCCGATATTCAACTGCTTATCGCCAACAAAGTACCCGAAGAACGGGATAATTACTCCGAGGATTACTTCAACTACTACAATCAAGTTGTGGCTTCTAATAGGTTCGCTAAACTTCAAGGTGAAGACCCGAAGGCTGCTCAACGGGTGGTTGCCTTCCTCATGGCTATCCAACACACGGCTATGCAATCACTTAATCTGCAAGGCGTTATGCTCGACGAGGCTGGAATCAGTAACGCTCCAATGCCAATGCCTCTGCCGAAGACTACTATCCGAGTTAATGCTAACCCTGACCCGCAAACTGCCGATACGATTGCTACCCAAAAATCTGGAATTACCAACCCGCCACCTGTGGGGCAGGCATATCAACCACCAGCCGCACCGCCAACTTCGCCACCTGTACCCACGCAATAGTGTGCTAGAATATAACCATTAACAAGGAGAGCCCTTACATGTCCGACAATGACAATAAAATAGTTGAAGACAAAAAGCCCACTGAAGAACAAGTTAAAACCGCCAATGAGCTTGAAAAAGCCAAATGGGAGGGTGATTATTCCGAGGAAGACTTAAAAGTTCCTTATAAGCGAGAGGAAGATGATGGAGATAAATCGAAAGACTCTAAAACTGACGATGGAAGCGCTACAAAAGGTGATGCTAAAGCAGGAGATGACGCCGAGAAACCTACCGAAGCGCCAGCGGTAGAATATACCGAACCAACTCCTATATTAACCGTGGAAGACCCCGGCGAATTTAAGCCTGGCGACTATTCTTTTAAGGTTGTACTTAAAGACGGTAAGAAAACGACTGTTAAAACCCCCCAAGACGCTGAAGATATAGCCGAAGACCCCGAAAACTTTGAAACTCCAGCTCAGTTAATGGATTTCATCAATAAACAGAACAAAATGAACCGCAATTTAGAGCGTGACGAGGAGAAATACCAAGCCCAAAAGGAACAATTTGAGTCACAATCGGCTCAAGAGTCTCAGCGCATGGAAATTGTTGATAATGTCGCTAAAGAAATTCAGTATTTGCTGGATAAAGGCGAACTTCCGCAGATAACTGATCCTGAAGTTAGACGTAGATGGGAAACTGACCCCAAAGCCTCGCTAGATAAGGAGTTCATCAAGAACCCAGGCGTAGCCGAACAGATTCAGTTAGTTAATAAAATAGCCGAAGAGCGTGAAGCTCGTGTTAAGGCTGGACTTTCTCCCAACGTATCGGCTATAGACATGTGGCGAGAGATTAAAAGCGAAGTTGAAGCCAAGAGTAAAGAGAATAAAGCTGCTGGTGAGTCCCGTAAAGCCGCTGGTTCACGAGTAGCTGGGACTTCACCTGCCGCCCAAGCCCCCTATGTGCCTAAAGGCATAGCAGTTGGCAATCCTAATGTCTTCAAACGTGACCAAGCTGTTTGGGACGACTAAAAATGTGCTTGCATTGTTAAAATAGTTAGTGTTACTATTTAACTATGGATAGCCCTTCGGGGCTATTTTTTATTTACTAAAGGAGACTTAATATGTCAGCAACGGCACAAAATGACAGGGTCAACAACATCACTTTGCAGGACTATAACGCAAGCGTAGTTGACACTGTCAGCAAATCTAGCGAAATTATGAAGCGAGTAGTTTCTCGTCCTGAACGATGGAATGGTCGCAGCTACAGTTCACCAGTTTTTACTAATAACTCACAACTCGGTCAGTCATTCAGAGGTAGTGAAATTTTTGATACCTCTATTGACTACAATACAGCTCAGATGACCTGGTTCCCGACTGGTTACGCTCAGCCTGTCGGTGTATCGGTTGTTGAACGCTCTATCAACGCCACTCCTTCCGGTGTGGTTGACCTATACAAGTCTTCATACCAGTACGCTCAGAACTCCATGATTACGGCACTTGGCCAAATCTTCTATGGTTTCGGTTCTGGTAATGACTTTGACGGTCTTGGTCTGATCGTAGACGATGGTACTTCAACCTCAACCTATGCTGGACTAACCCGAGCCACTTACCCGACAATCAATGGTTATGTCGTAGCCGCTTCTGGCGGTGTACTTGACCTAGATGTGATGGCCTCCGCCGATGACGGCGCAACCATCTCCGGTAACGAAAGCGAAACACCAAATGTCATCATGGCGACTCAGACAGTTTGGAGCATTTACGAATCTTTGCTAACTCCAACCGTTTTTGCCCACTACGAGGGTGACGGTGGTTCATTTGTAGACGGTTCTACAGCTGTTAAACAGAGTGTTAGCCAAGCTGACTCTTTGTGGCTGAAACAGGGTGCAACAAGTGTATCTTACCGTGGCAAACCCCTAGTAAGAGACCAAAAATGTACTTCCGGTCAGATGTTCGGTCTTAACGAAAACTGGTTCTACTTCAAATCTTTGAAAATGATGGGGCTAGACTTAGTCGCAACACAGGAAGATGTAACCGCTGGTGCTTACAGTTCTTACAAAGTTAGCGCCTTCCAGTTCCGTGAGCCAATCATGCCAGTCAACCAGCTCGCAGAAGTGGGAATATTTGTTATGTACGGTCAATTTTACTGTGAAAATCCCAACCGTAATTTCAAAATAACAGGTATAACGACTAGCTAGAAGTCGGAATCTAGGTACTTGACGGGATACATCGAAAGGTGTATCCTTTTAAGTATGAGTAAACGCATTAAAGGCTTAACGGAATCCAATATCCGCCGAATGTATGATAAAAATAAATGGTCTACACTTCGCATAGCCAAAGAATTAGAGTGTGATGATGAGTCTGTCAGACAGGCAATGAAAAGATTTAATATAGCTATTCGCAATAAATCAGAAGCTTTAAAACTTCGTAAGATGACTAAAGAGCATAAGGCTAAAATAACAGCAAATGTATTAAAATTACATAAAGGTAAGTTTGGAGACAAGCATCCCGCTTGGAAAGGTGGCCGATACATAGACAGCTACGGATATGTTATCAGACGCATAGACGGAAGAGTCATCAAAGAACATAGATATGTTGTGGAGCAACACTTAAAATATAAACTTAAGACTTGGCACGAGGTACACCATATTAACGGTATTCGTACTGACAATAGATTGGAGAACTTGGAGGTTGTTGTTAATGAACATAAGCGCAAAGATTGGTTAAGACGCAATGCCCAAACAGCGAGTTAAAATAACCCCTCAAAAGTTACGCCGACTATACTATGTAGAGCATAGAAGTGCAGTTCAGGTAGCAGGGATATTTGGGTGTTCTAGTACGACTATCAAAAACTACCTAGATAAATATGGGTGGCGAATCAAACGACAGTCAGAAATCATGAAAGGGCGAAAATTATCCGAAGAACACCGCCGAAAGATTATTGAGAATTTAAAAGGTGTTAAAGTTTAAGATTACGCTAAGTTAGTTGACTAATCTTTAGAACTATAAGATACTGTCTTTAGGACAGCCCTGCAAGGGGCTTATTTTATTTAAAGGAGATTTTATGTCACTATCAGCACTCGTACAAATCACCGACCAGGACGCTTACACAACAGTTAGCACCCAAAGCGCAGAACTAAAGGGTCAAGTTGCCTCAACCCCAGATGGTCGTATCTTTAGCTACACTCACGCTGGTGCAAGCAACCTAGCCGCAGGCAAGATTACATCCCCACCAAATGTCACTGCTAACTATGTAACTCGCACTCTTTCAGTAGCTGCTGCCGCTGGCGCAAACCAGATCACAGTTACTCTAGGCACTACAGCCACTCAAGACCAATTTAAGGGCTGGAACTTCGTAGTCACTGATGGAACTGGTAAGGGTCAAGGCTCTTACTACATCACTGGGAACACCGCTGCAACTTCAGGCAACAGCAACACAACAGTCATCAATATCAGGGACGCTCTGAATGTAGCCCTAGATACTACAAGTGTTGTAGGTGCTTATCCAAGCCAGTTCAGCGCACAAATCATAGCCGACCACACCGCAGCCCCAGCAGTTCCAGTATCAGGCGCACCAATCATAGCCGTAACCGCTACTTACTTCTACTGGACTCAAACTGGTGGTATGGCTTCAATCCTACAGAATGGTACTATCAGTAAAAATGCAGGGGTTATAGCCTCCAGCACAACCGATGGTGCAGTAGATACAGAAGGTACTTCAACTGTTACTCGCCGAGTAGGTTACATGCCTGAAGCAGGTGTCAGCACTAAGTACAGCCCAACCGTTCTAACACTAGATTACTAAATAAAGTTTCCTCGCCTTTTACCGGACTTGATCCGAGAGGGAGAGATACAAAGGAGAAACAATGTCAAATTTAGCACACAACTATATGCCAGCCGTCAGATACGGCGCTCAATGGCTACCTAGCGAGATTTTAGGTCTAGGTGGTCTAGGATTTACTGGAAATGTTTGGTACGTCAAACCAGCCGATGGTGTTGACACCAATAACGGCCAGACTCCTAGCACAGCTTTTAAGACGCTATCACACGCTCTTTCAGCAGCCACAGCCAATAACAATGATGTGATTTATCTAGTAGCCGAAAGCAACACTGCTTCCGCTACAACCGATTACCAAGCCACAACTTTGGACTGGAACAAAGGCTTAACTCACTTAATCGGTGTCTGTGCGCCCACAGCCGTTTCGCAAAGAGCTAGAATTGCTGCTCTTTCAACAGCTACAGGTGTAAGTCCAGTTCTCAAAGTCAGCGCTAATGGATGTTTAATCTCCAACATCTCGGTATTCGGCGGGATCACCAGTGACGCAACTTCGCTAGGTGCTGTACAAGTTACAGGAACATGCAATGTCTTTGACAATGTGAACATTGCAGGTATGGATAATACTTCGGCTGTTACAACTGGTGGATACTCACTACGCCTCACAGGTGCTGAAGAAAATGTTTTCCAGGGTTGTACGATCGGGCTAGATACTATTGCCCGAGACAACACTACTCAAGGAGAAGTCTGGTTTGATAGCGGTGCAGTCCGAAACGACTTCATTGACTGTACTTTCCCAGCTTTCATCTCTAACGTCTCCTACACGCACGTTACCTTTACAGGTACAACTTCAATAGATCGCTACACCAACTTTGTACGCTGTTTGTTCTACTCTGGCTCAACCAACGATGCCACAGCCCAAACTCAAATCTTCGGTTCAATGGACAATTTTACTCAAGGCTACATCAATATCAAAGACTGCGCTGCCTATACCCCAGGAGCTACTACAGCTGTTTGGATAAATACAGGTACTAACCGCTTGAAGGTTGCCAATGGGCCGCTGCCGGTCAAGACTGGTGGAGAGGCCGTAATCATTAACTAGTCCTAACTAAAGGAGAATAATATGGGAACACACATTAACGCATTTCACGCAGACGTAGAGGACGCTAAACTCGGAGTTGTTAAAGCTCAAGGTGAACTTGAAGCAGCCGAAGCTCGATTAAAGGCTCATCCTGACTATGAGGTTTTAGTTGAACCTCTTGAACCAGTCGCAGAAAAACCTGTTGCCAAACCCAAAGTGGTTAAAAAGACCGCCAAGAAAGTTGAACCTCTTGAACCAGTCGCAGAAAAACCTGTTGCCAAACCCAAAGTGGTTAAAAAGACCGCCAAGAAAGTTGAACCTCTTGAACCAGTCGCAGAAAAACCTGTTGCCAAAC